TGCATAAGAACGGAAGTAACCACCATCCCATCCACATCTCCTAATGTTACGAGGTACCCTAAGCGTGTAACTGCCAATTAAATGGCCGTCACCGTAGCCGTTGGGCCCCCAGAGTCGAAGTTTACGGTCTGTCCAATTCAAACATAGCCGAGCAATTTCTGGCTCGGCGTTTCGAACTGCCCAGTTGTGAAAAGAATAGAGGACTTGATCACTTAACTCCTTGCGGAGGTAAAATGGTCTTAGATCCAAACCAAGGAAATAGTCGCCCCCGCAGCTCTCCCTAAATGGGCCGCTGCAAAAGGACTTCTTCGGGTTTACATCAAACCCAGCAAAAGCGAGAGACCGGACAGCTAAATCGTAGCATCCAGTGGGAATAATCAAATCATCCCCATAAACGCCAATAATGGCATTCTCACACTCGCCTATTTCCCCTATCTGACGCATGTACGAGACGACGCCGCTCATAAGACCGAAGAATATAAGACTCTCCAGCTCGAACGTATAGCCGTTTCCCATCGACGAGAATTTCTCCAGATGGATAATCTCCCCGCGGTACTCTACTTCACCTGTTCGGCATTCAGCCAGCCAGGACGCCCATTCGAAAGGCAGAAGTGTGAATACAAGACCGAGGCTAATTGTGTCACTGGCCGACTTTAGGTCAATAGTAGCAAGGTTTCCCTTACTACTCCCTTGGCAAGCCAGCAACTGATTCCTCGATTGGTCAAACAGATCAACTCCGTATTTCCTCAGCCGGCGTTTAATAAAGCTCCCAATACCTTTCTGAAAAAGGCTATTAAGAACCGGTTCTACGCATATTGGTCTGAAGGTTTTAGAGTTTTTTGGCACAAAGTGAAGTTTACCTTCCGAGACATCAACTGGAACGGTCACCACATCCGGATCATCCTGATGCGGTTTCCCAACATGTTGAGCCCAAAGAGGAAGCTCTGCTAAAAGCTCACTCACAGTAGGTAAGAGCTCTTTGCTACACGCCATTCTGGACGACAGCTTCCGGCGTGCGTTAGCTATCGACCCTTTGACGTTAGTCGTCGCTCCGGGTCCAAAGAAGAAGTCCAGGTCGCTTAATAACGGGCGATCGCCAAGAACTTCCGAGATTTTTCGCTGAGCGTAGTGAAATACTGCGCTAACGTCCTTTTCAGGACACGGACGCCCTAGACGGAAGTTTGTTACTAAGCACTTCCTCTCAGCATCTAAAAAGGCTTTAACAGCCGCTCGTTCCTTATCGTAGCCAAGGTCCATAAAGCCCTGTTTCTCAACAAGGGCACAAATTTGCCTGGCATATTTTAGGTCTTCATAGCTGTGTCCCTTCTGGTAGTCGATATCAAACTCAACTACCCCTCGATAATCACCTCGCTGAACCATGGCATTCAGAGCCACAGACAGGGGCCCATTACCGAGTCCTGCACAGACCTGAGACATTTGCCGCAGAAACGCTTGATGTCGCTCCAACGGCTGGGAGTTTGTC